CCCGGCGCGACGCTTTGCGGATCGACGGTTGCCAGGATGGCGACCTGCTCGGAGAGTTTGGTGTTCGGATTCATTGGAGTCCTTGATGTTGGATTATGAGGTCAAGCAGGGCGGCGTTCAGCCGCCCGAGCCGGATCAGCGCGCGGCCAGTTGGACGAACGGCGACAGGTTGTTGGTGCCTTTAGCCGGTGCGATGGCTTGGGTGATCTTGCTCTGGCCGTCCATGCGGTAGGTGGTGCGGAAGGCGGTTGCATCTGCGTCGAAATACAGGTGCATCGAGGTCGCGGTTTGCACGCCGGCGGCCTTGGTGATCGTCTGGTAGTACGACAGGTCCACCAGCATGACGTCGCCCTTCGAGCTGAAGGTGTTGGCATGTTGCGACACCAGCACCGGACGCCCCAGCAGAGTGCCATACGGGCTACCTTTCAGCGCGCCGGTTTGCGAGCCAGCCGGCAGGTAGATCGGATAGTTACCGAGCGTCAGGGTGAAAAGCGCGGGCAGCACGTCGTTGTTGACGATCCAGACTGCGTTCGGGAACGAGCCTTCCGGCAGACGGGCGATCATGTTCGCCAGGTTGGTCGCGGTCAGGGTCGCGGTCGTTTGGCCGGAATCCTTCGCCACGGTGATGACTGCGCCGCTGTTCATTGCGCCTTGCGGCAGACCGCCGCCCGAGCCGAACAGGATCGCTTCGTTGGTCTTCCACTGGATCGATGCGCCGATCTTCTTCGGCAGGTACGATGCCAGGGCGTTGCTGTCGTCCAGCATTTCGTCCGAGACAGGGACCAGCGCCATAAGCTTTTTCAGACGCAGCGTTTCAGCGCCGAAGTTCGGCTTGGTCGCAGTGCCCGCACCGGCTTCACCTTGCCAGTAGGCGCGCACCCCGTTGGTGCCCCACGGGGTCGTTTCGTCCTTCAGGAAGGACATCGAATTGCCGGTGACCGTCACTTGGTCGGTCATGCCGATGAAGGCATTGTCACCCAGCGAAAGTTGGAAGATTTCGGTACCGAATTCCGGGGGAATCAGGAAGCCGCCATCGGAGCCTGCGCCTTCGTTGGCGTAGGTGCCTGCACCGGGGGCGGCCGCACCGATCAGCAGGCGCTTGTCGATTGCGCCGCCGTTGATCTTGGCGACATGAGCACCGTGCACGGCCTTCATGAATTCGCCGACGAAGTTGAAGCCGCCCTTCGGGTCTTTGGCGACGTTCTCTTCGACGGTGATACGTGCGTCAGCGGCGACTTCCACGCCCAGGTCGGCGGCTTCCAGTTGCTCGGCACGCTCAATGCGGGCCTGTAGGCTCGATGCTTCGGCCATATGGGCATCGAACTGCGTCAGTTCTTCGGCGGTCAGGTCGCGGTCGGCAGCGGCAGCGGCGTCATTCAGGCCTTTTGCAGCGGCCAGGGCGGCAGCTTTACGCTGCATCAGGATGCGTTTGTTCATGTGAATTTGCTTTCGTATGGGCGTAAAAAAAGCCGCTCAAGGCGGCTGGTTTGATGTGCACAGATGCCCTATGGGGCGACGCTTACCGATCGATGGACCGGCTCACGGTGGGCTTGTGCGGCCCGAAATTGGTGTTATGCGGAGGTCAAATCCAGAAGCCTGGCGCGAGCTGCGTATTTCGTCCGCCATGCGTCACGCACAGCAGCCAGTTGCTCGGCAGTCGGTTGCGCCACCTCGGTGATGGTCGCATTGGCGATGCGCTCGGCCATTTCGGCATCACTCGGGTCGATTACTGCCCCTTCAGCCATTGCGCCATCGATGGTCGCGGTGGCATTCGCGCCGCCTGACTTCATCTCGCTCTTCATGCGCCTGACGACACCGGCGAAGGTATCCACGCCGTCGATCATGTTCGCGGCCAGCGCATCGGCAGGCAGCAAACAACGGCCCTGCCCCATACCATCGCGCACGCTGGCGATCGGCTGACCGCGACCTTTGGCGACCGCGGACGTGAATGCCGAGTAGTAGGCGTCGATTTGCGACTGAGTGAAGGCGCGTGCCTCGTCCGACAGCGGGCCGTAGCTATTGCCTTCGACTTTGTATTTGCCAGCCGAGATGAATTCCTGGCTTACGCCTTCCATCTCAAGCGCCTTGCTGAGGTCGATGTGTTGGGTGTAGACGCCGATACTGCCGGTCATGCTGCCCTGCACCGCGAACAGTTGCGAGCACGCGGAGCCGACCCAGTAGGCAGCCGACGCGCACAGCGAGTTGACGAAGCCGTAGACTGGCTTGACACCGCGCGCCGACATGATCAGGTCGTACAGGTCTGCGACGCCGAACACGCTGCCGCCAGGGCTGTCGATGTCGATGATGATGCCGCCGACGGAATCGTCGGCCATGGCATCGCGGAAGGTCTGCGCAAAATTGTCGGTGCTAACCACGCCGCCGCAAACCTCGTCGATTGCGCTCGCCCGCTGCGTGACCACGCCATACAGCGGCAGTACAGCGATGCCGCCGCCAACGTTCGCATTGGCCTTTTTGCGGTCGTTGCGCGCGGCCTGCGCCGCCTGGACTTCGGCCAGCACTTCCGGCGATGCGCTCTTGCCAAAGGCCCAGCTTTGGAGCACTGCCGACATGCGCGCCATATAGGACGGTTCAAGCGCCCAATATTCGTTAGATACGGCCGACAGGATGCGGAATTTGTTCATACGGTTCCTTCAAGAGCCAGTTTCGTGAGGCGAGCGAGCGCCGCGTTGTAAATATCCGATTCCTCGCTGCCGGCGCGGATCGGGTCGCGGCCTCGTGCATCGATGTAGGCGCCAGCCTGCTGGTACGAGATGCCCAGCGCCTGAACAACGAACGCCGCATGTTTCGTCATCGCCTCGGCAACGGCATCGGGCCAGTTCTCGCCTTTTGATACGGACAAGATGAGCTGAGTTTCCTTGCGCGCCACTCGTTCGGCTGCTGAGACGGCAAGCGCATTCAGGCGCTCCGCGTTCTGCGGCGGCGCTTTGGGCGGGGCCGGAGGCGCATTCTTCTCGACCACCTCTTCCTCGTCGGCCACCTCTTTCGCCTCGCTCACGGTCGTCATGTTGACCATCTGCAGTGGCTCGTCCAGGCCATCTAAAGGCGGAAGATCCTCTGCAATGCGAGCCTCGTTGCGGACAAGCCAGCCGGTCGTTATACCGGTGTTGTAGTACTCGGACCGAGCAGCCATGTCGCCGCGCAGAAGTTCCATCATTGGAAATCGGACATGCAGATCATCGTCCTCAGGATCAAGGAACGTAAATTTGATCGCTTCCTCCCAGCACACAAGGCGCGGGCGAAGTTTGTTCGTGACGTACTCGATACCCTGATGCTCGATGTTGTTGTTCGTCGAGCGATCCAGGTCGCCGATCATGTGCGGCGGAACATCCATCATTGAACAGATTTCGCTGCGGTTCATCTTCTTGGTTTCGATGAACTGAGCGTCTGCATTGCTGACGACGGGCGGCGGCACGTATTCCAGGCCGTACTCCAGGACCGCTACCCTGCCCTTGTTCGCACCTGACTGCTGTTCTTGCCAAGTCTCGCGGAACAGCTCGCGCTGCTCCTTGTCCTTGAAGTGCGTCGGATGCTTGATCAGGCCACTGGTCGGCGAGGCGTCGTTGTCGAAGAAGCGCACGCCGTAGTCCTGGGCCGCGGCGCCGATCGCGAGCATCTTGCGAGCCAGGGCGATTGGGTTGTAGCCGACAATGCCATCCGAGGAGAGGCCCTTGATGTGGAACATGTCGGATCGCGCAATGATGACTTCCGAGCCATCGCGGTTCTTGACGCGGTAGCGCCAGTTGGGCGCGCCGTTTGCAGCCTCGGCCAACAGCTCGATCGTGATTCGGTCCGGATGGATCGGATGTAAATCCGTCACCTCGCCCTTGCGATTGCTGACAATGTAGGCGAAGGCGTTACCGCGTAGCTCCAGGTGGCCGTGCATCATCGCGCGGAATTCCATCGGGTTCTGGTAGGAATTCGGGCGCTTCGCGAACAGACGATACAACCAGTGATCTCGGATCTGCTCCTTCGCGCCATTTGGCTTCTCGCGGTACATCTGGAAAGGCAGTGTCGACACGGCGTTCGCATGCACGCGCACGCACGCATAGACGGCGGTCAGTTGCAGGGCAGTGTCGGGCGTGATGTTTGCCGACCCGATGCGCGCGGGGACCGGGTTGAAGAAAAATCCACCCCACGGACTGCGGTCTCCGCTATCGGCTTTTGGTTTGGTGAAAAACATTTAGCCCTTCCGGCTCAGCGCCACGCCAAACAGCGTCAATCCGATAATCAGCGCGCCAACCGTTACCAGCGCAGCCGGAATGCTGACCATTGCCACGCCTGCGCCAATCGAACCCAGGCCGGCCAGCAGGGAGAGGTTATAAACGGTAGGGGTCATACGAAGCTCGGTAAATAGTCGTCAGGCATTTGCCCACTGTCGTGCTGCATGGCGCGGCCGATGGCCATTATCAAAGCCACGGCACCGTCGATCTTGTTGTCGTCGCCCTGCTTGATGGGCCGGACGACGTCGTTATTACCGGGGAGGTACTTGCCGATCACGTTAGACACGCACCAGGTCATGATTGGGTTGCCGTCGTGATGAAACCGGCCACCGGCGATCGCCGACTCGAGCTCCTTCATCGGGTCGCTCATGTTTGTGTAGTTCTGCGTGACGACCACCGGGTTAAGACCCTCGTCATCCAGCTGGTGCGACAGGCCGGTTGCGCCGTGCGGGTCGATCGCGCTGCTGTCGACGGGCGCAAGCTTGTTTGCGTCGACCGCAGCCGAAAGGATTTCGCGATAGTCGACCTCCGCGCCTTCCGTCTCTTCGAGCAGTCCCTTGTTCACCCAGGCCTGGAAGCGCTCCGACATGCGCTTGTTGTCATCGTTGCGCACCGTGTCTTCCGGAACCCAGAACTTAGGGGCGACGCTGTAGTAGTGCCGCTTTCCGTCGATATCGCGCGTGAACACCCGAGCCATGCTGTTCATGTCCAGCTTGCGCGCCAAGTCAAATCCGAGATCGCAAGACTGGCCCTCGAACTGCTCGAGTGTCAGCGTAGCGTCCTCGCACTCACGCCACTTTTCGAGGTTGTAAAAACCAGTCTTCGCCGATGTCCATACGTTCAGATGCTTCGTTTTGAACGTGTTCGTGAAGCGAGCCGTCCGGATAGCCTTTTGCTGCTGGCTGACGAGATATTCCTGATAGACCGAAATGCCTATATTCGGATTCGCCTTGGCGAGCACCTTCGGGTCGGTCCAGTCATCGCCTTCATCGATCGTGAAGACCCAGCCGAACAACTCGTCGTCGGGCACCGTACCGTCCAACATCTCCATCACTTGACGGCGTTTGTCGTAGCACGGCCCCTCAATGTTCGCGCCGGCGGTCGTAATCATCAGAACAAGCGGTTGGCGACGAGCTCCCATGCCCGTCAGCATGGTCTCGTAAAGCGCGGCCGAGTCGTGCTCGTGATACTCATCGATGATCGCGCACGAGGGTGACGCACCATCGCCGGGGTTGCCGATCAGCGGCTCGAAGCGGCTCCCATCCTCTGGCTTGTTCATGTTCGAGGCATTGACCTCGATGCCGGCGGCCTCCATCAGCATCGGCGAGCGCTTGACCATCAGGCGCGCCGGCCGGAAGACCTCCCAGGCCTGCTTCTCGGTTGTAGCGCCAGAGTAGACCTCGGCGCCGAACTCGCCATCGAGTACGAACATGCTGAGGCCCACACCTGCAGCGATCACCGATTTGCCGTTTTTTCGCGGCACTTCCCAGTAACTCTCTCGAAAGCGCCGCAAGCCACTGGCCTTCTTCTTCCATCCGAACGTGCAGGCGAGCCCAAATTTCTGCCATGGCTCCAACGTCACCAGTTGCCGCTTGAAAGCCCATTCCCCTTTAGTATGAGGAAGTAGCTCAATCAGGTTCAGCTTCTTCTCTGCTTCCTCAGCATCGAACTTGTACGGGTACGCCCTGCTTTTACTGGCCGCCAGGTCATCGAGGTGACGCTGGCAAGCGAGCCTCACCCATCGGCATGCCGGGATGCGGGCAGCGACAATATCGCGCGCGTATTTCGTCGCCTGCTCGACACGTGGATATTTCGTCTCTTTAGCCATTGATCAGGGCCCCGAACGGGTTGTCGGGCTTCTTGTTCCCTCCACCCGTCAGACGCTGGCGGCTGGCAGGGTCAAGGCCAAGCATCGCGCCAAAGGTGCCCATCTGCTTGGCAGCCTCGTTCAGAGCGGTCAGGGCTGGGTTTTTGATAGGTCCGCCATTGGCGCCCATCACCACAGGTCCGTTCTTGGCCACATCCTCCGCAGAAGCGCGCCACGTTCCGTACGCGGTACAAAACACCTCGACGTTGTGCAGGTCCGTCATCTGCAGGACTTTCTGCTCCAACAGGAGGGGTACAACGCGCTGCCACATCTCGCGGCCAGCACCAGTGATCCACTCGGGCGGATCGACATCCGTGACGAGGCCGAAGTCCGGCTCGTCGTTGTTGAGCGCGCGCTTACCCGGGTTTCCGGCGGCACGCTTGCGGGCGGTCGGCTTCGGTTTCCGGCCACGCCCGGCTACCGTTGCGACACCGCCCATGGGCTACCTTTAAACTTTTAATTTCGCGGGTGTGAAAAAAAGGCTGCATGGCCGGTCTTTTAGCCAAAACCCGCCAGGGATTCGGACCGCCTACCCCTGCGCCAATGCCGCCCCGGCCCGCAAGGCGGGCGCAGGCTGCGACATTGACTAACTCATTGCCTCCGCGCTGACCTTTCGAAAAGATCGCCCCAAAACGCGTTTAAATCGATCCTGATGTCTGCTTCAATCGGCCAGCCAGCCAAGCGGCCAATTGACGCCGTTGACCATGATCGATGGCTGCCCACCATCGACCTTCCGCACCCAGACTTGCACTAGTGCGCCGTTGTCGGTGTGGTAGCTGTAGTCTCTGACCTCAGTCCGCTTGCCGATCACTGTGGTGGCCGGCTCTTTGCTGGCTTGGATGACTTGACGCTTTGGGGTTGGCGGCATGGGCGGGATGCTCATTCCCCAGCCGAGGACTCTCGATCGATCCCAATCGAGCCCTGGGCGATGGACAGCGCAGCGTACGCAGTCGGCCGGCGCGGTAACATCGATGTGATGCCGCCCTTGCACCACTTGCCACTTATGCCCAAGCACAGCGCACTTGATACGATTCCAGTTCATCATTCGCCCTTATGTGCGTCGCACAATGCTGAGTTGTCTCGGGCCGCTTTTTCTGGCACTTAGCCCCACGCGGCGGCGCAGCATTTACCGCTTTGCCCACGGCTTGCGCCTGCCTGCACGCTCACATGCCTGAGCCACCGTGTTGTGGCACGTCTCGCACAAGCTGGCCCAGTTGTTGTCCGCATCCCAGAACAGGTAGCGCGCACGAGCGATGCGATGCGCGTCGCCGCTGTCTAGCGCTTCCTTGAGTCTGTGCGGCTCGATGTGGTCCACGACGTTAGCCGCGGTGAGCCGCATATTCAGTTCGCAGTTCACGCACAGCGGGTGCTTTCGCAGGTAGTAGACCCGCGCCTTGTTCCAGCGGTTGTCGTAGCCGCGCTCATGTGCCGTGCCGCGCCGCTCGTCCTGCCGCTTTTGAACTGCTCGCTTGTGGCTTTCGCAGTAGCCGGGCGCGGGGATCGCCTTGCCGCAGCCTGGCGCACGACAGATAGACTTGGGGCGCGCTGGCATTACAGGGTGATCTCCAGCAGGCCTTGCCCATACTCGGGCAGGACGCGGGTTTGTCCGTCGCTGAATTGGGCCGTGCAGATCGGCGCGTAGCGCAGACCAGGGACGCCGCTTCCTATCAACTGGCTAACAAGGCTGCCACTGATCGAGGCACTACCGATGATCATGCTGGCGGCCAGTGGGTCGGAGCCGTCGACCGGCGAGATCGACCAAGCAGCCGCTGCGATCACCACCCCATCAGGAAGCAGCGGCGCAAAGTCGACCGTGAAGATCTCAATCTCTGCCGCACGCTTGGGATCGAAGTTCATACTCATCTTGCTCGCTATCGCGGGTTGTAGACGCGGGCTCGTGGCTGACCAACGTACGTGCGCATCGGGTTCGGCTCGATTGCCTGGACGGATGCAAGCGCGACACCACGGTTATATTGGGCAGTCGCCTTCAGCAGCACAACGCCGGGCGGTGCGGTATAGCTTGGTTGCTTGGCCTGATCGCTCATCAGTGATCCTCGCGCACGAACCACATCGTTCTGTCGATCTGCTCGCCGTTTGCGCAGGTAAGGCGGACCGTGCAGAAGTTGACCGGGTTCGCGGAAATATCCAAGCCGCTAAGCTTGACTATTACGTCCGTACCGACGATGCGCGGGTTGGCTCCGGTGTTGTCAGTCGCTAGCGTCACACCGGATACGATGGCTACCGCCGACGCGCCCG